AACATAAAAGTTCAAGAGATTGGCAAATTGCCTATTATTGAGTTTGACAACAATAAAGAAAAGACAAGCGATTTGACACCAAGTTTGCGAGCAAAGATTGATGCAATAGATTTGGTGCAGAGTGGATTTGTAAACAATGTTGAAGATTTTAGCGATGTTTTTTGGGTTATAAAAGCAAGTGGAGTTGGTGGAGATAGCGATGAATACGAAGAATTTTTAGCAAATATCAACAAGACAAAACGCATATTTGCAGAGCAAGCGACACCAGAGCAATTTCAAATACCACACGAAGCAAGAAGCAAATTGGTTGAGATTTTCAAACAGCAAATTGTTGAAGAAAGCGGAATTATTGACACAAAGGATTTGACAAGCACACAATTAACGGCAGTTGCTATTAGAGCAAGCACATTAAAGTTAAGGCAACGCATAAGTGATTGTGAGTGGCAAATTTACAAAGCAGTTAATGAAATTATGGATTTGTATCAAGCATACAGCGGACAGCAATTTGATTATGAAGTTAAGTTTAACAAGTTGATTTTGGAGAATACAACAGAAATAATTGACAATTTAGTTAAAGTGCAGGATTATATGTCGCAAGACGATATTTTGAAGATTTTGGAGAAATGCGAAATGATTGATGACGCAGAAGAAACCAAAAAAGCATTGGAGCAAGAAAGCAAATACAAATTAGATGATGGAGAGCCAACAGAAATAACTGAATTAGTTGAAGAGGTGTAATATGGACGCAGTTCACAACAAAACAGACAGAATTTTGTTAAATGTGGAAAAGTTGATAAAGGTTGAATATCAAAAAGCATATAATGAAATTAGAAAAGAAATGGCTGTTGTTATTGGCAAAATGGAGTTGACAGGGGATTTTCAAGAAAGATTGCAACTTGCGGAGAAATATGACAGATTAAACAAATTAAGTGAAAGGTGTTCAAAAATAATACAAAACGCAAACAAACAGGCCGTTAAAACAATAAATGACAATTTTGGCACGATTTACAATATCAATTACAATTTTATTGCAGATAAATTTGACTTCCCTGTATTGCCAAAGAGTTTAGCAGAAAAGATTGTTAAAGGCGAAGTCAGTCCATACACACGAATTGCAGAGATGAAGTTAAAAAATGTTGACAGCATAATTACACGATTTGAAACAGAAATTTTGAATGGTTTTAAAGATGGCGAGGGAACAAGCAAGATTGCTAGGAGAATAAAAGGCATTTTGGAAATCAATACACGAGACGCACAACGAATAGCACGAACAGAAAGTTCACGAATTGAAAACAAAGCACGAATGGACGCAGGAAAAGTTGGCAAAGAAAAATACGGACTTAACATTTGGAAAAGGTGGGTTGCAACAAAAGATGACCGCACCCGAGATGACCATATAGAAATGGATGGAGTAGAAGTGCCATATGATGAGCCGTTTGTTTTGCCAGATGGAAGCGAGATGATGTTTCCTTGTGATGAAAGTTTGGGTGCAGATGCAGGACAAGTGATAAATTGCAGATGCACATTTGTAGAATTTGTTAAAAATGATTGACAAAAGTGAAACAGCAAATTATAATTATAATTGGAGCAAGAGCAAAATGAGTAATAAAATTTGGTTGGGTTTATTGCTCCACAATAAGATTTTGCTAAACGAGGACACTACCTCGTAAAAAAGTGTATTAGGAGGATTTTATGAAAAGAAGTGAAATTTTAGAAAAATTGGGTGCTATTGAAAACGCAAAAGAGATTTGCGATTACATTATGGCAGAATACGGAAAGGATTTGGCCAAAGAAAAAGAAAAGTTTGAAGAATTACAAAAACAAATGGCAGAAGCACAAGAAAAGCATAATGCTGATTTAAAAGCAAAAGATGAAGAATTAGCGAAGTTTAATGTTGAGGAGATTGAGGGTTTAAAAGCGTATAAAGAACAAAATGAAGCCAAAATCAAAACAGACAAACAGAATAATTCAATCAAAGAGTTTTTAAAGAAAAATGAGTATAGTGTTGATGATGTTTTGTTGAGTTATGTTTCAAACAATATGAAACCTAGTTTTGATGAAAATTTTGCGATTACAAACGCAGATGAGTTATTGACAGGATTAAAGACAAACGCTAGTCAATACAAAATCACAGCGAAAGAAGAAGGTGCCAAAGCGATGACACCACAAAGCAGTGAGCCAGCACAAAGTAGTCCAAAGACACTTGCTGATGCAATTGCACAAAAATTAAATAATAAAGGAGATTAAAAATGCTAACATTACAAGATGTTATTGTAGGAAAGGCCGACAAGGTTGACCAAATGATTATTGACGCTTTTAGAAGAAATAGTGAAATTTTGGCTATGATGCCATTTGAGGACAGTATTTCAGCAGGAACAGGCGGAAGCACATTATCTTATGGATATATGCAACTTAAAACACCAAGCGGAGCAGGACGCAGAGACATCAACGGAGAATACTCTGCAAGCGAAGCAAAGAAAGAAAAGAAAACAATTGACTTGGACATTATGGGTGGTAAATACCAAATCGACAGAGTTTTGGCAGAAGCACAACCAGATGAAATTGCGTTCCAAGCAGAACAAAAGATTAAAGCAACAGTAAACTATTTCACAAACGAATTTATCAATGGAGATAGTTCAGGAACAGACAAATTTGATGGACTTAATGTATTGCTTACAGGAGCAGACACAGAAATCACATCAAGTGCAAATATGGCAGTTACAACTGACAGTGCTTTGAAAGCAAACGCAATCAAACTCTGTGAAGAATTTGACACCGTATTGGCTTCAATGGCTTCAAAACCAGATTTGATTATTTCAAATGACAAAGGTATTATTAAAGCAAAAACCGCTGCGAGAATGCTTGGTTATTTGACATCAGCAGAAGATGCTTTTGGAAAGCCAGTAGATGCATACAACGGAATTCCATTTATGGATGTTAAAGACTATGTAACAGCAGAAGGCTCACAAAAGATTATTCCAGTAAGTCAAGAAGGAAAAGTTGATTTCTACTTTGTAAAATTTGGTAGAGACGCAGTTCACGGAGTAACAATTGGTGGCGATAAAATCATCACAAGCAGACTTCCAGACTTAACAAAAGCAGGAGCAGTTAAAGAGGGAGATGTTGAGTTTGTTGCTGGTGTTGTATTGAAAAACAGCAAAAACGCAGGTGTATTGCGTGGTGTTCAGGTTTTTCAGTAACTCCAACTATTGAAACGCTTACCGTTAATTCGGTAGAGGGAGTTGAGGCTGGAAAGACCAAACTGACAATTAGTCCAGCAAAAGCGTCAGGCAATGCTTATAAATACAAAGTATCTGAAACTGCAATTGCAGAGCCAGAATACGATGAGAATTTAAGCAGTTGGACAAGTTGGGATGGTTCAAGTGAGATTACTGCTACAAACGGAAATTACATAGCGGTAGCAGAAACATCCAGCAATAAATGTAAAAAGTTTGGACAAACAACAGCAAAGACACTTTTGGCTGTAAGCATAGCAGGAAGTTATAATTCAGGCACAGGTGTTTGGACAGACGGAGCAACTTACACACTGACACAAGAAGCAGGCAATAACATTAAAGCGACAGGCACTATTCCTTATGAAGAAGCAGACGCAATTTTGGGATTGCCAGCAGGCAACAGATTTAGTGTAAGATTGGTAAACAGTGCTATTAGTTCACAAAGCGATTTGCCAAGTGGAACAATAGTCAAAGTATCAAATCCTGAGGCGAGTGGTGGATTTAACACATATGATAAAACAGCGTTTGAAGCAGACGGAAGTTTGATTGTAGTTGTTAATGCACCATCAAACAGCAACACAGTAATTGTAAAAGTTACTTGGACAGCAGGAGATGAAAGAACATATACTTACGATTTGTCAAGTGCGACAAGAGCAAGTGAATAAAGCCAAAGGAGAAAGCGAAGATGATTAGTGATTTAATGGCTTTGACAAACAATTATTTTGAAAAATTTTATGTAAAAGGCGAATTTACTATTGATAACAAACGAATAGTTTTGCCAAGTAAATTTGTTAAAGGTCAATACATTCGCATTATTGGTTCGCTCCTGAATGATGGCATATACAAGATTGAAGAAAAGGATAGCGAGAATATTGCTACCCTTTCTTCTTTAAAAGATGAAGTTTTTACAGGTTATATTGTAGGGCTGGCCGTTCCGCAAAGTTTTGAAGCATTAGCACAACAGGTTGATGATTGGAATAAAGCAAACGCAAACAGACGAGGTTTAGCAAGTGAAAGTTCATTGAATGGCTATTATTCGTGGAGTGCAAACGCAAAAGATGTTGGAGAAGCATTTGCAAATGAAATTGCTATGTTTAGCAAGCCAAAAGTTGCAGACACTTATTTTTTGAGTTATACGGAGTGTATCAATGAGTGAAATAACATTCAAAATTGAAGATTTAAGTCCAGAAGCGTTGAAAGAACTTGACTTCAAGATTGCCAAATCATTATATGTTGCAGGGCTTGATGTTGTTGCAGGCACAGTAGATTATATGAGTAAGCCAGATTTTACAGGCAAAGACATAGTTGACACAGGTAAGTTAAGGCAAAGCATTAGTTTTATAACAAGTGATGACCAAAGCGGAGCAAACAAGAGCAACGCAACAGTGCAGGCAACGGAAGATGATATTATCACAGGCAGAGCGAACAAACAAGAGATGATTTGGGGAAGTAATGTTGAATATGCGGAATTTGTGAATAATGGAACAAATACGCAAGAAGCAAGACATTTTTTGGAGAATGGGTTTTATCAGTCGCAAAAGAAAATGGAACAAGACATTAAAAAGGTTTTGGAGGGCGAAATATGAATGACAGATTTTTTGTTGATATAACCTTGATAACAAGAACTGCAAGAGGCACAGCAAGTGGTTGGAAATATGAATATACCGATAGCAAGACAATAAAAGGCAAATGTTTAATTAAAAGCATAGCAGAGCAAACGCAATCAGCATTGTTAAAAAATGATAAAATTCAATATCAGTTATCAACATACAAAGATGATTTGCTTGAAATTGGGCAAGTTTTTAAGTGGGTTGAAAATGGTATTACAAAATATGCGATTGTTAAGAACTTGGGCAATATAAGTCCAGAGGGCAGTGCTGTTGAAAACTTGCAAATTTATGACGCTGAAACTTATATAATGGAGGAGAAAAATGGAGTATAATGAAGTTATATACAATTATTTGTCAAACTTCTGTTTAGTAAGTAGAGGCAAACCATTGATGCAAATTGAAAACACACCTTATATTGAAATTGACATTATGCAAAGCGGATTTGCAGAACATTTTATGCAAGGTTTTAATATATATCTTTATGGAACAGACACGGCATATGAAGATATTGACACAATAGTTAAGAATTTAGAGGCCGACATTGGCGAGGGTGGAAAACTTTTGAATAACAACGGAATAAATGTTAAAATATACAAAGGCAGTCCATTTTGCCAAGATAGGCAAACAGGCAGAGAAAACTTAAAGGCCGTTTATGTAAATTTAGAAATTGAAATTTTAAAGGAGACAAGTAAATGATTAAAAGCAACACATTTGAAAAAATTGAGTTGGGTGCAGGGCTTTTGTTGAGTAATTTTACTGATGTAAATTCAATTGCTGACGCTGACATTGTTTGTGCAACTCGTGGTGGCGGAACATTAAGTGTTCCAGCGAGTATGAGAAACATTGGTGTTGACGGAGTAAGAACAAACACAGTAGAAAGTTATGTGAACGATGGCTGGACACCAACACTTACATTTACAGCACTTACAAGCACACCAGAAATGGTGCAAATGGCTTTGGGTGTTGCAGACATTGAGGGTGATAAGGTTATTCCAAAACACGATGTTGACAACAGTTATTTCAAAGATTATTATTGGATTGGAGAAAGAAGCGATGGAGCAACAGTAGTGTTTTATTTGGCAAATTGTATTAGCACAGGTGGGTTGAGTTGGAAACGCAATGACAAAGGCGAAAGTGAAAGTTCAATTACTTTGACAGCAAATTATACAGCAAGCACACAAGACACAGCACCTTTCTGGATGCAAGAAATTGCTTCTTCATCAACACAAACAACACCAGCAACAAACACACCAGCACAGGAGTAGTTTATGATTTTTAAAAAAAAGAAAGTAACAACAATTTTTGACAAAACAAATGCAGAAGTTATGGAAGCATTAAAGTCAATGTTAAATGACATTAGAGCAATCATAACAGACGAAGAATATCCAAACATTTTTATTGCACCAGACAAATTGAACGAAAACGCAAGCAAAGTTGAGTTAGGTCAGGCATATATAAGTGAAAAAGTTGGAGAAAGAATGTATGAGTTATTGAGGGTATTTTTAACAAAGAAACCTCAAAATGTATTTAACATTTTAGACATTTTGTTTTGTGCGGAAAAAGGAACTTATGCAAACAAGACATTTAAAGAAACAATGGACGATTTAACTTACATTGGTAAGGAAGATTTGAAGTATATTATAAATTTTATGCGTGCAACAGATTTGTTGAAATAGATGAGTTTGTTGCAATCGTAAACAATTATAATGGAAGTTATAAGAACTTTTTGAATTATTTTAGATATGTTTTTCAAGAAAAGCAGAAGAAAGAAATCGCAAGTGT